TCTATCATCAGTTTGTGAAGCTCTATATCTTACGTGTAAGAAAGGTCTTCTGATGTTAGTTCCTAAAATTTGGTCATAAACAGTTGTAGTACCAGCTGGAATTAGAACTCCTTCAATTGAGTTTGGTCCTACCATCGCACCTCTTGTAGAAGCATCGTTTAAGTATTTCCAATCTGTTTTATAGAAGTCATAAGAACCTCTTCTGAAACCGCTGAAACCTAAGTTTAAAGCCATTTCTTCAGAGTTTTCAAATAATCCATAAGCAGTACCACCTGATGATCCAGATGAAATAGCAGCAAGCATATCATCAAAATCAAGAGCAGTTTGTCTGTCTAAGAATAACATGTTCTCTTCAATTGCACCCTGAGTGTCTAAGTTTCTAAGGATGTCATCAAAATCACTGATACCTGTAGCCGCAGCGAAACCAACCTGTACATTACCTCTATCTTCGATAGCTGCAAATAAACCTTGTGTTCCTTTTAAGTTTGCGATAGGAGAAACAGCTGCATCAACTAATTCACCTTCTACACACATCATTTCTAAGTAATCCTCAAATCTTAATCTAGTTTCAGACTCAGCTTTTAGATACCATAAGTATCCTCCAGTTCCGTCTTCAGTTGAAACCTGATGATTACAGGTAGGTTAGAGAATTGAGTAAACTGTGGATCAACACTGATATAACCATTTGGAGCAGTAACAGCATCGTAGTTAGGAGTAGTAGATCCTTTTCTATACTCAGAACCATATACGAATACTTTTACAGGACCAACTAGTCCAGCACCTGCTAAATTAGCAGCTGTGTAAACCTGTACAGTAATTGTACCAGCAGCACCAGGAGTACTAGCAGTAACAAGACATTTTGCTTCGTTACCGAAGTCATCCATTACTACAACAGTAGAGTTAACAGAAATAACATTAAAGATTCCTGCAACCGCACCTGGGTTAAGTGTAATAACACCTGTAGCGCTAACAAACGAACAGTTGTCATATGCAATATGTAATCTATTTTGTTCAGACCAGATTACTTGGTCACTTGTCATTGGAAGCTCCGCCCCAACCATTCTTAAAAATCCAGATAAAGTTCTGTTACCATATCTTTCAACTTCAGCTTCATAGATCTCTGGTAAATATTGTTGAGCAAATGATGTAAAATCAGCTGCAGCAGGATCAGTCCACTGTAAATAGTTAGTTTGTAAGACTTCTTGAGTTTGACTAGGTATAATCGAGCCAAACTGGGGATTTAAAGCCATAATTTTAAATTTTAATTATTAAATGTTCTCTTTTTGATTTTTAGTTTTGACGAATCTGCTCCACTAATGGCTTTTACTTTAAATCCACTTACGTAAACATCCCCGCTGGCAACTTGCCTTGGCGCATCCGCAGATGGATTTTTAGATTGCTGAACCATGTTTTTAACACCGTCAGCTTTACCTTGCTCATAAAAATGAGACGCTAGTTTATCAGCATTCATCGCAGCATATAAAGCTTTATGATAACCCGCAGTATCTCCAATATTTCCATCTTTGTCTAAAAATCGACTTACAAAGTTTTCTATATTGGACTGTGAATCAGCAACGGTCTTAGGATCTTTTATTTTGTATCTAAAACGTTTATCTCCTACATTATAATCAAAACCTTTGAAATCCGTATTAAATAATTCGTTTGTCCTCTGTTTAAAAGTTTCTTGAGACTGCTTTATATTTTCTTGCTGTTTATTGTAACGATTAAAAAAGTCCATAGCTTTTTGTTGTTCCTGAGTAACTCCAGGTCTGTTTTTTATTTCAGCATAGTATTTAGCTTTTTTGTTTTCTAAATCTTGTTTTGCTGAAGCAACAGCTTCTTTATAAGCTAACTTTTTTCTTCGTATATCTTTTTGCTCATCTAGTTCTTCATCAAATTTATAATCTTCCATTATAAGACTTATATCTTCTGAATCTAAATGAGGTTTAGTTTTTCTTAAATACTCTTTTAACAATTGATCATCATCTAACTTACTATAATCTTTATTAAGCTCTACATAATCTTCAACTGTTCCACCTGTTTCATTCATAAATGATACCAGTTTTTCTACATTTTCTGGTAATTCAGGCATTTTAATTATTGGAGTATCTTGCTTTTTTGGTTCAACTGGTTTAACTTCTTCTGTTATCTCTTCAATTACTTGGATCGGAGATTCTTCTTCAACAGCTGTATCGCTGACCCGTACTTCTTTGTCCACTTCTCTGCTAACTTCGGGTTTGTTGCCCACAGGTATCTCCTCTGTTTTTCGCTCTTGAACGGCATTGTCTTCTTTTTTAGTTAAATCAATTTTAGGAGCTTCAACCTTTTCTTCTACAGGTTTTTTCATCTCCATTTTTACAGGTTCTTTACTAGTTTTACCCAAGTCTTTCACCTTACGTTTAGGTACATTTTTACCTTTTAAGGTAAATTCACCTTCTTGCTTGACCTCTACGGCCGCTTTTTGTTCTGCCATAATATAATATAATTAAATAATTAATACTAAATAACTGGTTGCTCGTTTTGATTTTCAAAATCTATTGGCAATAAATCATTTTTTCTTTGATCTATCATTTGACTTTGTTGTGTACCAGCTATTCTTGTTCTTTTATCTTTACGATCTTCTATTTCTCTTTCACGAGTTGCTTCTCTTTGAGTTTTTACTTGCTCTAATTGTAGTTGATAGTTAAACTCTTCAGCCATTAATTGACGCTTAATCTCTGCTTCCGTTTGCATACGTTGTATTTCCATTTGAGATTTAGCTTGTTCAAAGTTAACTTTTTCACTAGTTAAAGCTTGTTGTTTTTGCACTTCTGCTTCTGCCGCTGCTTGTGAAGCTTGAGCATTTGCTTGTGCTTGTTGTTGAGACATTTCAGCCTGCATTTGTCTTTCTCTTTGCAATTTACGTTTACGTTTCATTTTTAGCATTTGATTTGCTAGTTTTAAATTACGTATTTGTCTTATTTCAATTGCATCTTCTAAATCTATACCACCACTAGATAAAGCTATTTGAATATTTTGTTCAAGTTGCGATTTTTCTTCTTCATCTGGTTCAAGATCTAAGAATATACCAAAGTCGTGAAGGTTTAATTGTTTTAAACCATCTAAGGTTTTACTATTAAATACTGTAATACTTTGATTTAATGCATTAGCTGTTAATGGATATTCTAACATGTCATTAACTTTCTTAGAAATATTTTCACACATTCTTAATGTTAGATATAAACTAGCATTATTTATGTGTTTAGTGGCGATGTTAGAAGCTTGTGCTGCTATTTTTTGCAGTCCTACTAAAGTATCTTTATCTGCTAAAGCACCATCTCTAGCTTCATTTAATCCAGTCACGTCTCTAATCATTTGTAAATAATAATTATACGTTTGTATTAAACTACCTATTTTAGCTTGACCGCCAGATGTTTGTAATTCTTGTACAGGTATTTTACCTCTATTTAATTCACCATCTTGTGTTAGTGATCTACCTACAACAGAACCTGTTTGAAAATACATGTTTAATGCTTCTGCTGGATTATAATTTGTACCATTACCAAGATCAACCTCTGCAAGCCCATCCATATCTAAGAATACACCATCGGGTACCATTCTAGCTATAACTTGTTGTAACTTTAAATGAGTTATTTGAATCATATCTGCAAAACCAGTTATTCTGCTTACAGTTGAATCAATACGACCTTTATACATACGTGGTGCACAAATAGCATAATTCATTTCTACTTTTGTAGTATCAGCCATTGGTCTTGTCATATTAGGACATAATTCCCATCTTAATAAGATATTAGTTCCTAAAACTTTTACACCTCTATATAATACCTCAATAGTTCTACCAACCTTTTCAAAATTATCATTTTCAGGTGGATTAAATGTATCTGGCTTTTCAATAGCTTTCATTAAGCCTTGATCAGTTTCTTTTATTTTAAACACTTGATCACTATATGTTTTATATTCAAAATATAATAAAGGTATAGTGTTTTGATCCCATGGACCGTAACCATAACCATACATATAAGTTTTATCACCTTGATATTCTTGTATTTTCTTTAGTGTAGCATCATCTAAATTAGGAAACTGCTTAGCAATTTCTGGTAATGTAACTGCTTTTAATTCACCAACATAATATATATCTTCAAAATTAGGATCTTCTGTATAAGAATATATTAAATAAGCAGGATCTACATAGTCTATAGTAATACCATTTGATACATTAAAATCTGTTTTTACTGCACCTATACCACATGTAACTAAATCATAATTTATTCTACGTTTAGTTAAGTCCCACTTATTATAATCCATTATTTGATTAATAACTTCTTCTTCCGCTATTTCTACACTTTGCTTATAAGATAACTGCATGTGTAACTCAAGTTCCTCTGGTGTTTGAGGCATTTGTTCTTCTGGTATTTGAGTGTTAAATAAGTTTTCGCCTAATTGAGCGTTTATCTTATTCATTGTTTCTCTAGCAAATATATCTTGAGCTAATAACTCTGCATAATTAGTTCGCTTTTGTAATGATGCTGGATCTTGAGCAAAAGCATTTATATCATATTCTTTATTAGAAATACCATTAGTAAGTATATCTACAAATTTAGAAATAATAGGAACTGGTTTCCAGTCTAAATTTAAATAAGATAAATCACCATTAATAGATAATTCATCTTTATATTTTTGAGTAGGCTGTTCACCTCTTGCATATAATCTTAATCTATTATAGTTATTCCAAGTAGTCAAATATCTATTACCATTTGTTCTACCTTGACTAAACCACTCTTGTTCTATAGCTTGAGCAACTCTCTCGCCATATTCCCAACTGGATTTTTCTGCGTCACTAACTACTTGGCTAGGAAAAATACTATTACCGTTTGTATATACACTTTTCATTTAATCTATAATTTTAGATAACAACCCACTATTATCAAATTTTTTTATTCCTAAATCATAATTTTGTCTTATTATTTTAGGAACAGGTCTATATTTATTTTTATTGCAAGCCATAATTGCTAAACCTGAACTAATAGAAGCATCATGTGTTGTTCTATTATTTATATCAAATTTTGCCCAGTCTTCTAATGTTCTTTGAAAATAAACATCTCCATATGTATTATCATTTCTTAATCCTACATAAGATTCTATGTAACTTTCAATTGCTGCAGCATGTGCTTGTTTAATATCTTCGCTAGAGTTAGGTATTCCACCAATCTCTCTTTCTGTTACAGATAACTTGTTATATATTTTATCTGGTCTGTTCATTGCGTAACCTCTATATCCTCTACGTTTAAAATGATATAAAAGCCTTGGTTTATTATTTTCTGCAAGTATAGGCATACCATAAAATACACAAGCCATTAATACATCTTCAAAAAATATTTCAGCTGTTTGTGGTCTAGCTATATATTCTAAAAAGAAATGATTAGGTGGTACATCTTCCATGCTAAATTTAGTAAGTCCGTGTAATGATCCCTTTGATCCACGCTTGTCTACTGTACCAGATATATCATAACTATCACAACCAAAAGCACCAAGATGCTCATTACCTGGATATTTTTTACCTAATTTATGTATTATATTGTTTTGTAATCTTTGTGGTGGTGTCCAAGATATAAAAAATCTACCATTATTTTGTGGTACAAACATAACTGATGTATCTTTTATACCACCTAGCCACTGAAAATTACCTTGAGTTATCATCGATGAATGTTTTAAATCAGCATTCCAATCAATTTGCTCATATATTTTTGTAAGATTAAATAATGATGATTTAGCTTCATCTCTAAATGCATGTTCTTCAGTTCTAGGAAACTGTCTATAAAATTCATTTAAAGCATCTTGATCATCTTTTAATCCATCAACTTCATTTTGCCAATAGTTTATAACTCCTAAAGTTATAGGTACTCCTTGCGGTCCTTTGACAAGGTCGGTCGGAGTGTCGAATACAGGTATTCCATAAGAATCAATGTATCCTTCGTAGTTCCATTCCATAGGAATGAACAAAGAATAGAGTCCCGAACGAGTCTGTCCATTCGCATTTCTTTTTGTGACATCTGAGTCATAGTATAATTTTTTAAAATTATCACCACCTTTATCTAATGCATTACAGGTTGAACCCATCATACATTTACCAATAATTCTACTACCTAATCTTAACGTGGTTTTCGTAACCCTCCAGTTGTTGAGAATGTTGTTCGGCCTTTCCCACTTACCGGACTCGTCGTGAACGAGGAGTTTGAGTTTCTCCCCATCGTAGGAGTTGTCACCGGTATTTTTCCAATCGATGGTCGTGTCAAGTCCCTGTAAATCGGGCGCGGTTTCGTTGGCGGTAAGCTTACGTCTGGTAAGTTTACTTGCGGGGACACGGTAGGCAAGCTCGGTCTTTGGACGGTCCATTCCGTCCTGGATAGGCTTGAAAAAGAAGGGATAATTAACCGATATGGGTACCACCTTATCTGTGAACATCGTCTTTGCATCAGGACCGGACTTTGATAATATACCATACCTACTGTCACTTGATATGGTTGCCAAGTTAACCACCTCTCCTGAGGCCATGAAAGAAAACCCGGAACGCCTGTTCTTAAGGTAACACAT